CTTGACTAAAAACTCTAGCCTTCATATCTTCCCATTCTTTTTGCCCCTTTGATTCTCCAGACTGAGCATCTAAATCTACCCCTTGAATTGCAGCCAAAAACTTTTTTTCTTGATAGTCAAGTTCTCTGCGACTTGATAAAGTTGCAATTAGTTCTGGCATAGATAATGACTCTTCTAATTCACGATAATCTTTCCAGATACCTAATAAAAATACTTCAGACTCAATTTTAGCAAGATCTAACTCTGACCAACTTGAGCCACTGTCTGTTGCCTGGTCTCTTACTGTTTCTTCAGATTTTTGATTAATTTTTATACCCGCAGAAATATCCAATACTGTGTATATAGTGGGCATGTCAAGGCTATCTTCTACATCAGATTTTGTTAATTTTATATCTGGATAATATTGTTTCATTGTAATTCTTACACACTCAACTAAAAAATCTATGGCTTCATCATCATTTTTGGCAGTTTTAACGTACTCAAATGCCTCCATAAACTCACGTAAATATTTTATTTTTAATGGAACGATCTCTAGTTCTGTACCATCAACGAGTTTAATTATTTTATTTTTATAAACGGTTGTTGCCATAATCTTTCTATTCTATCATAGGCAAAACAAAAAACCCACCTAATTAAAGGTGGGTTTTAGGTTAATCTAAGTTTAGATTATGATTGTCCATAGGTACGATCAATGATCTTACCATAGGAACCTGATGTATCTTCAGGAAGAAGACGGAATGAAACTTCAAACATTGACGGTTCGTCACGCTTTGCTGACACAGTTACGTTCTCAATTGAAAGAGCACGGTATGCTGCGTAGATACGTTCTTTATCCGCAAATGTTGCTGGGTCACCAGATCCTGGACCAACAGCAACGATTCCTCGTTCTACTGGAACATCTCCAATGTCTCCTGCACTCAGGTTAAGTGTTTGACCTGTAGATGCATTTTTGTTTCCTGTAACTTTGTCATCAGAGTATGCTAATGCTACGAGCAAGTTTTCTAGGGTTGCTTCAGCAAAAGCGGTAGCAAGATTTACCTGCATACCTTGCTTGTATAGTCTTGCAACGTCAAGAACTTGATCTACCTGAACTTCACCGAAGTCTGGTTGGAATTGTAATTCTAAACCATTCATGGTGTAACCCACGTTGGTATAAGTAGCGGATGATGTAAGTGTTTCCTTGTAAGACTCACTTGAATCAATTACTGCTTGTGACGCTAAAGTTGATGGAGTCAAAGTTGTATCATTAATAAAGAATGCTGCTGCACCCACGATAATGTTATTTGACGTACCACGGCTATATGGCATATTATTTCACCTCTTTCATAAAGTATTTATTAAGTTGTTTGGCGTGTTTCCTCTAAAACCAATTATACCGCTTTTTATGTATACCGAGAGTCGGAGTCAACCGCAACATGATAGTCATATTCAACAATCAACTTGTTTACAAAGAGGGTTCTTGCTGAGGCTAATTCTGCTACGTCCCTGCTTTCGTCGGCCTGATATACCCTGGTACTATGAAACATGATATTAAAGGGGGTAGAAATGTCTGCATTAGCATTTAATATAGGATTATTAATATTGTATCTATTTACGTCCTCTGCTGAGGAGTCTTCACGATCAAGGGCATTGGAGATAACACGAACAGTATCTATCAACTTGCCAACATCTGTAGAATAAATAAAATATATCAGTTGTTCTCTTTTTTGTAAATAAAACGGAGTAGGTCTAAATCTCATTAATCTATCATAAACAATTAGGATAGGGCTTTCTGTTTGTCTAATTTGAATACTATCGTTATACAAATCTTCAATATTTGTTGGAAACTGTGCTGGAACCATTGGGCTTAATTGCTCTGATTCTGCTATAAGTTCATAATGCTCTAACTCAGATAGAATGTATCTGTTTAAAAATGTTGGTGGAAATCCAGTATCAGTTAATATCGCCATAGTCTTATTCTACCCCAATTGTTGCATTAGTTATCCATTTAAAGCCTGTGTCAATTCCCTTGCCTCTACCCGCTTTTGAACCAGCCTTAAAGTTTTTCTTATATAGTGTTGGTTTTTTAATATAGTCATAAACTCCAGATGCTCTCAAAAAAGATTGTTTAAAATATCTAGTCATAAACTCATCAAAAGCAGATTCAAAACTACCAACAACAAAGTCTCCTCCTGGATTATCAACCTTGACTGATTTGCTTGTAAATATTTCTCCACTTGGTCCATTAAACTTTAATGCTTTGGATTTTGTTGGAGTAATTGTTACTGGAATTCCTTCTTCCATAATTTTTGCTTTATTATAAAACGGAGTAGTCATATTTTCGGAAACACTTCTTGATTGTTTAAATTTAGAATTAACAGAAAGTCCTAAATTGCTAACGGTGTAGCCTAAATTGAACAGTCTTGCATTTGGACTGCTAACCTGATTCCACTCATAAACATGGTGTAACATTTTTGGATTGGCTCTGGCTTGTACGTCAATGTATTGTGCTAATGCTTGAATAGCACCTGTACCTAATTTATCAAAAAATATTTTTTTACCACGATCAACGCCTTCTAAAAACCCAAAAGAATAATTAACTATATTATTCATTTGTTTAGTGAAAGATGCTGTGTTTGTTCTTGCTATCACTAATCACCTACAGTCTGATTTTCAGCCCTGCGCCATAACATTTTATAATATTCTGTATATCCGAATGGGCCAGCAAACGGTTCAACTGTTGCTACTTCATAGATTGTTCCCCTACCCGATCTTACTCCTGCTGTTTCTTTGTAAATAATATTGTCAGATGCATCTCTGATATTTGCTATAAGTATGTTTGTTGTTGCGTTATTTGCATTGTTTGAAGAAAGTCTTGGGTCTTCTTTTGTTCTTGAAATAAGTTTGTTTTCGTATTTTAAAAAATTATCTGGTTTTACGTCTTCTGACCCTAGCCCACCTACAGATGTAGCATTACAGGTAATTGTTCTATCGTATACCCAATTTTTTGTAGGTTGTCCATATTCACCTTGTGCAAGAATAGGAAAGTAGATGTCAGCCTTCATTGGAAACATAAAGTCTGTAACTTCGCATGCATCCATTACAATACTCCAGGACGAACAATATTATTAACATATTTAGACAAAATCTTGTCTACAATAATATTTCCAGTACCCTCAATCATTCTTTTATCGTATTCAATTTTAAATTGATCAGTGCTGTAGTTCTTAATATATCTCTTATAATAATCTAACTTACCACATCTAATATCTTCAACCAATAATTTTGTTGCATCTTGAATATCAATAGGTACTACTTTGTATCCAGTTTCTAATAATAATATAAGATCTATTCCAGTTGGAAATGCTACTCCAGGGGTTACGGTCATGGTGTTTCCACTGTCTTCTGTATCAAAAAGTGAAAAAGAATCTGACGTACCAATCGGAATTCTTGATGGTCGTCGCTCTGCTCTATTTATTGCACCCTCTGACGCTGTTGGATCTTTTGTAAGTGCAGTTTTATCTTTAGTAATTACATATGTGTAATCTCCCACAGTTGGGCCATCTGGATTATATATGTCATAAACTAGTTCTGTGTTTTCGTATACTCTTAATATTTTATGTACTTTTTTCCAAAGTGGAATATAGTCTACCTCTTGCCCAACAATTTCAACAAATTCACGCTCATAGTAAAAACCACCAGTTATTGAATCAATGATTGTTCTTGCTAAGTTTTCATACTCTACATATTTCGCAATCTCTGTTGCAGATGTTTGATTGTTTGCTGCTGCTAAAAGTGTAGGGTCTACATATGGACGCTTTACCTCTAGGTTATCTTCAACAACTATGTCTCCACGATCTGCTACAACCATGCCACTTTCTTCTAAATCTTCATAAATTGTTAAGGCATAGGATTTATCGTATTTAATAAAGTCATCATCTAACACATAACTAACCTGTTTACTAGCATTTGATGTCCTATAGGCGGCAATTTCTGACTGCTCTGCAACGTCTTCAATGACTATGACATACTTGGCATTGGCATCTGGAACTGTATACTTAACAGTTAAAGGATATGGTGGTAGACGAAGAATTGTTGACATTATGATTTAGCGTAATAAGATGCTACTTCTTCAGGTTGTGCTATTCGTACTAACCTGTGAGTAAGCCACTTTTCCGATGCCTCCTTTGAGACTATGTTATACCCCACGCTCAATGCACCCAGACTATCCATATGAAGGTTTCTATCTGAATATAATGCTACTTTGTTTGTTAGATCTTTATTTTTACCTGCTTTTTCTGCAGTTTCTTCTGTTTGTTCTGGCGGAATCCAACTAGCCAAAATTTCTAAAATTTCAAGTTTAGTATTTGCTTCAAATAACTCTATATTGTTTTTCTTTGCATATGCCTTTAATGCCATTACTGTTTTATCTTTTAACTGATCCATTGTTAAATTCATTTTTTTTCTCCAGTGCTCACTTGTAATTATACCATCAGAATGACAATAAGGAGGGCGGTTTTTTATTCCGCCCTCCCTAGTACGTGATGACTATATTTTAGGAATCAGCACTATCTGAGTCAACATAAGCGACTGCATCTAGTTCTTCCCAAGCAAGACCAAATCGTACGAATACTGTGTATTCAATTGTGTCTTTCTTTGGCTTGTATTCACGGTTTACAGTGATGTCTCTCTGGAAGCCCCATACACGGTTAGAAGGGAATGTTAAATCAACATAACCTGCTGGGTAGTAAGGAACTTCTAGTACATCTACACCTAGTACACGAGTTGTACGTGCATTACCAAATGTCTGTGCAGCACCATCCATGTAATCTTGACGGTTTGCTTGTGTGCTACCAGTGCGATCAGAGAACGCTGCTGAGATAGCATCTGCTAGTGTACCGTTGTTACGAACGATACCAGCAAAAGCATCAGTACCTGCGTAGAACTTAAGATTGCTCTTAAGTGCACGGTACTTACGAGGCATTGCTAATAGCAAGCCTTGCATTACTGATGTGGTAAATTCGTTGTTGGCTACTGTTGCAGCATATTCGTGAGCAGCATTTCCTACTGTTCCACGAGTTTGCTTTACGAAACCAGACATGATGGACAAGAAATCTCCTGTTGCTCCATCACCGTTGATAGCAAGATCTTCAATATCGTTACCGAATGCGTTGGTCATCAATCGTACTAGACGATCTTCCAATGCTCCGCCTTCAATATTGTCTTCAAGTGCTTCAGTTGCTACTTCCCAATCAAGACGAATCTTTTTTGTTGTTAGTTCAACTTTTGTAAATCTAGCGCCAGTGTTTGTGTAGTTTGGTGAGCCTTGTGCTGCTGCACGAATTACACGTTCTCCAACGTTGACTTTTTCAATTTCCATGGTGTTTGCTCTCATGGTGACACGACGGCCATCTTTAGCAAGGACAGTTGCATCCCATACGTAATCAATAAAGCGTTGTGCTTGTTCAGGTGCAAGAATACCTCCTGCAGTACCTGTTGGGTTTACTGCATTTGCTCCAGATGTTGATCCGAATCCTGCAGTAGCAGTGTTACCAAGTTGTGAACCTACAGATCCTCCTGCAGCATTCAGACCAGTAGCACTACCAACACCACCCGATACTAAAGATCCCGCTGAGTTAATCTCTGCGCCATCTCCTGAACCTGGATAGTTTTTTTCTATGTTTGTGTTTTGTTCCGACATTATTTTTCACCTCCTAGTGATTTTTTACCTTAGTTAAATAGGTCGGCATTTGTGAGGAAACGACCGCCCCATAGGGTTTTATGAATCACTTGTGGTGATTCCTGTACGATCTCGCCTAGATCGCCAGACTTGCGGAAAGCGGTATCTTGTTCTACAAGATCTACTCGCTTGCCAAACTCGTTAAAGTTGCTCTTGATTCCATTAACATCAGATGTTACCGATTCAAGAGATTTTGTTACTGCTGTTACCTTCTCATTAAGAGATTTGATAGTTGCAGCAAGATCGCCAAAGGCATTAGTAAGAGAATTATTAATTTCTGAAACTGCTTTAGCAACTTCTTCTTTAACATCTGCAA